ATTATGAGTAATATAACGAGTTCAATGTTTGATAGTATTAAGTCTGCATTAGCAGCAGATAACGATAATAATAAGAGTGCAATAGGTGATATCTTAAAGACACCTCCTGGTAATACCTTTACTGTAAGGTTATTGCCTTATGCTAAAGATCCTTCTAAGACGTTCTTTCATTATTATCAGCATGGTTGGAATAGTTTTGCTACTGGTCAATATACTAGTGCAATCTCTCTTCAAACCTTTGGTGAAAGAGATCCTATTGCTGAAGAGCGATATAAGATTCTTCGTACTGGTAGTGAAGAAGAAAAGGAAAAAGCTAAGGCTATAGTCCGTTCTGAAAAGTGGTTAGTAAATGTTTATGTAGTTAATGACCCTGTTAATCCTGAAAATAATGGTAAGGTTAAAATGCTTCGTTACGGTAAGCAAATTCATAATATTATTACCGATGCAATTGAAGGGGAAGATGCATCTGAGTTAGGTCCTCGTATCTTTGATTTAAGTCCTAATGGTGTTAACTTTAGAGTTAAGGTAGAAAAGCAAGGTGACTTTCCTACTTATGTATCATCTAAGTTTGCAATGCCTAGTGCAATTGATGGTCTAGATGAAGATAATCATAAAGAAATTTATGATAATACTTTTGATTTAAGTAGTGTGTTTAGTGTTAAGAGTTCTGATGATCTTAAAACGATGTTAGATGAACATTATTATGTTAAAGATGCTTCTACTACAACTACTACTATTATGTTTGATAAGGAAGAAAATAATACACCCGTTCAAACTGCAGTAAGTGAGCCAGTTGTTGAGGAAAAGAAAGATAATGATGAAGATGAAGTTCTAAAAGAACTACTTGAAGGTCTTGACGTTTAATAAAAATGGCTGACGACCAACCACAAATGATTCCAATGCCTCAAAACCCTCCTCAGGGTGAACAGGCTCCTGAATTAACTAGACAACTTTCTCCTAATGAAGAAAGAAGTGTCTTACTTAATTTTATGGGTAATATGTATGGAGAAGCCAGTAAAATGGATAGTAATATTGTTGGTGAATCCACTACTTTAAAAAGAGGTGCAAGTCAAGAAATAAAGAAGCAAATTGAACAAGTCTATGCTCAACCTCAGCAGTCTGTACCTCAACAGGTGCAGGCTGCTCCTATTCCTGACCCTCCTGTACAAAAATTATCAATACCTACGCAAGATCAATCTATTAAAATATCTAATAATGATTCTCAATTATCTTTTAATTTTGATGTTTCAGAAAAAGAAGAACTTATAAATCAAGTTAATGATTTAGTAAAAAAGGTAAATTTTCAGACTAAGCAAGTTAAAGAATTAAATGAAAAAATTGATGTTATAATAGATAAAATAACAACTACATCATTACCTATCAAAAGACAAGCAAAAAAAAAATCAGTTGATAAATAATGGGAAAACTAATATAATAGAATTAGTATATGGCTTATTTAAAAATAAAAAATAAAAAAGACTTTGTATCTAACTTTTTAGCTCCAGTCTCTAATCTTAACGATGCATGTATTTTAACAATACAAGATAATATTATAAGTTGCACTTTAGCATCGGCAGATGCAACTATAGTATGTAAATCATCGATGGAAGTAGATACTGATATTCCTAATAATACTACTTTAAATTTACCAGATATTAAAAAACTAGTTAGAGTTTTAGATATTATACCAACTACCGATATTGAACTAAAGATTAATGAAAATAATTTATCTTATAATCAAAACGGTTATAAATTTAGGTATCATTTACTTGATGACGGTATTATAAAACAACCTTCTTTAAATATTGAAAAAGTAAAAAAGCTGGAATTTAATACTAAATTTATAGTTAAAGAAAGTGAATTAAATACCTTATTTAAAGGTAGCTCTTTTGCAACTGAAACATCTAAGGTTTATATCTATGAAGAAGATAATAAAATTTATAGTGAATTAGGTGATAGGTCTAGACATAATTCAGATAACTTTGTATGTTTATTAAGTGATAGTTTTGAAGGTAATATAGTTAAACCTTTACCAGTTAATTTTGATTCTTTTCGTTTAGTAAGTTTCGGAGGAAGTAGTGAAGTTAATTTTAGTGTAAATACAGATATGGGTGTTATAACTTGTAATTTTAAAAAGGGTGACGCTGAATTGATTTATATCATATCTGCATTAATTAATTAGTATATGAAAAAAGATTGGTCTGAACATAAAGTAAAAAATAAAATAAAAACCCCTGGTTATTTTATAAAAAGATTAAAAGATAATGGTTTTGTTGTACTAAAAATATTTAATGCATATTCTAATGTTGATCCTAGAAGATGGACAGTATTAGTAGATCCGGGATATCATAGTGTATATATAACTTGCTTTACAAATAAAGATCAAAAAGATGAAGTATTATTTGAATTCGATGATGGGGGTAATAATTTTAATAAAGGTTTTTATTTAAGTACGAATAGTATAGAAGTAGTAGTTAATCAATTAATAGAAAAAGGGGTAAATAATGACCCCTCTAAAAATCCATTCAGTAGGATAAAATAATTCATGATAGAAACCCTAGAGAAAAATAGGTTTACTGACCTTGGGGGTGAACGTGTGTATTATAAAGACAATATAGTTGTTTATAAAACTAATAATATTAATACAGTTGATGCTTTAAATGGTAAAGGCTGGTGTCCAAACGAGCCTGGTATGAAAAATTATATTGGTCCGCTATATGTTATAGTAAAAATTTTACCTAATGGGATTAAAATTAAAGGAGGTATGGATACAGGTTATGGTACTTTAAGATATATTAATGATAAAACTATGACAATGGAAGATGCTAAAAAATATATTGATATAATTGATACTGTATATACAGATGAAGTGTTAATGAATATAACTCCAAAAATGAAAAATAAAAAATATATTTTACCTGATATGTGGTTGTTAAGAAAATTAAATAATAGGATTAATACTGTAATAAGAAAAAATAAAAATATTATTGAATTATTATTAAAACAAAAAGTTGATAATTTTACATAATTAATTCAATATATTAATATGAGAGGTTTTTATGATCCCGGTGAATTTGCTTGCTTAGCACCAATAGTTAATGCTAAGGATGAAATTGTAAATGAATTAAACAATTACAGAAATGATGATATGTTTTTCAAGTTTTCAGCAGATTTTAAAGACGAAAATGTAGTTGAGAACGTAATTGGTACTTGGGTTGCAGCTCAGTTTTATTATCGTAAATCAGGTTCGCATAAAATACATGCTCCTAACTTTAATGCTATTTTTGACCGTAATGGGGGAGATAAAAATCAACTAAAAAGAAAATGGATAAAATATTTAAGATTAGCTCCAAAACTTTTACCTAAAACATATAAAATATTAGAAAGTGTTAATGAAGTATATTGGTCCGGTATGAGCAAAATACAGGCTAATAGTGAGATAAAATCGCATAAACATAAGTTTAGAGTGCCTACTTTAACATTTCAAATATGTTTATCACCGAGTTCAGGTAACTGTGTTTTAACTTTAAATAATGAGAAAGTTAAATGGGGAGATGTGGGTCAAATGATGTTATTTGATGGAAGATTAGATCATGATCTTATTAATGACTCACCCGACTCTCGTACAATTATGCATATGGAGATTGACCCTACAGGTCATCCTGACTATAAATGGTATTAAAAATATATAGTTACGACAATAATGAATATAAAAAATTACCTATTGACTATTTAAATAATAATTTATGGGATTCTGTAGTTTTAGATTCAGAGAATAGATTATGTCTAGTTAAAGATCATAAAAAATATTTAAAAAATAAATTTAACTTAGAATATGATGCTAAGTTAATTTCAACTCACCCAATTTTGAAATCTGAAATATTTATTAATTTTGTAAATATCGGGAATATAAAAAGAATTTATTATGCAGGTTATAAAATAAAAAAAGATCAATATGCGTTATTAGAATGGTTATCTATAAAATTTGAGTATGAGTTATATAAAGTAAATACCTGGTACTGGCATATAACTAGGATTCAAAACCCTAAAGCAACTGAATTACACTTTGTAAACGCAATACACCGTAATGATTCTAAAAAAGTACCAGTTTTTAAATTAATGTATTCCCCACCTACAGTTGACGTTCTATAATAATATACTAAAATATATTAAATATTTTTATGTCAGACAAGGAAAAAAATAGTAAAAATGATGATGAAATTGTAAATGATGAATTTATTAACAATATTGACCCTAGTACTGAAAATTTAATAAGGGATGCTTTAAAAACTTTAGTTAAGGAAAAATATAATAATAGAAAAACAGATAATGAAATTGAAGCAATGGTTTCGACTTGTTCTGAGTTTATGAATTGTTTTGTAATAATGGGATATGATTTTAATGGTAAATCTATTAGACCTATATTTTATGCTAAAAATGATAGAGATACAGATGCCCTTACACAATATTTACAAAAATTTATTATGAATTCATTACATTGATTTTTAGTTTTTTTAAACTAAAATATATATATGAATGTTTTAATTCTCGGTAAAGGTTATATAGGCGCATACTTACAACAGTATTTAAATAATAAGAATCTTTCTAACTATAATATATTTTTTAAATCAAAAAAAGATTTAGATTATACTGACTCTGAAATATTATATAATTTTTGTTTAACGGAAAATATAAATACAATAGTTAATGCATCAGGTTATACAGGTTCACCTAATGTAGATGGTTGTGAAGATAATAAAAATGATTGCTTTTTTTATAATGTAAATATCCCAGTAATTATTGAAAGTGTAAGTAAATCATTAGATATTAATTTTATTCATATAGGTTCTGGCTGTATATATACTGGTTATGATAAAGAATATAATGAAGATGATACTCCAAACTTTGGAATTTTTAATAAAGAATCAAGTTTTTATAGTAAAACTAAACATATATCAGAATTAATGCTTGATTCTAATTTTACAAATATTATACGTATAAGAATGCCAATAGAAAATAAATTATCAAGAAAAAATCTATTAACTAAACTTATTAATTATTCAAATCTTATAGATTTTGTAAATAGTAAAACTGATATGCAAGTTTTATGTGAATTTATTGAAACTGTAATTGAAAATTTTAAGGCAGGTATATATAATGCTGTTCATAGTAATTCTTTAGGTACAGAAGAAGTTATTGATATTTTAAAAGAGTACGGTATAGAAAATAAAGATTGGAAATTTATACCTTATGAAAATTTGGAATTAAAATGTAATAGAAGCAATTGTACCTTAACAAATGATAAAATTAAAAATGATTTTAACTTTGATTTTGGTAATGAAGAACATTACTTAAGATTAAACGCATCTTTAATTGGAAAGGAATTAAAATGGAAAAAGAATTAGTAGGATTTACAGCTGGTAACTTTGATTTGTTACATCCAGGTTACATATACACTTTTGAAGAAGCAAAAAGACACTGTGATAGATTTTTAGTATTTTTGCAGAAAGATCCTTCGGCCACAAGATATACAAAATACAAACCTGTTATACCTTATTATGAAAGATATAAGACTTTAATGGCAATCCAGTATGTTGATGATGTTTACATGTATCAAACTGAAGAAGAATTAATAGAGTTAATTAAATTTTTTAAGCCTGATATAAGAATTTTAGGTGAAGATTATATTGGTAAACCTTTTACAGGTGACGATCTACCACCAAAGGTTATATATACTACTAGATCGCATGAGTGGTCTACGACTAAAATAAAAGATCTGATAACAGCTCAGACGATAAAACAAAATCCAGATATTATAAAAAATGCAAAAAGAAAGTAAAAATATATTAGTAACAGGTGGTTATGGTTTTATTGGTAGTAACTTTATACGATTTCTACGTGATAACTTCCCTCAACATAACATAACATGTATAGATAAAGATGGTTATGCTTCAAATAAAGATTTTATTAAGGGATTATGCGATAAAGAATATAAATTAGATATTACTAATACTTTAGAGTTGGAAAATATTTTTTTAAGTAATGAAAAGTTTGATTATATATTTCATTTTGCAGCAGAGTCTCATGTTGATAATAGTATATTAGGACCTAAAGTTTTCGTTGAATCAAACGTTCTTGGCACGTTAAATATGTTAGAATGTTTCCGAAAAATAAATAATAATTACGGAAGATTTGTACATATAAGTACTGATGAAGTATATGGTCATTTAGGGTTCAATGATCCCTCATTTACTGAGTTAACCCCTATTGCACCTCGTTCTCCCTATGCTGCAAGTAAAGCATCAAGCGATCTCTTATGTTTATCTTATATAGAAACTTTTAAATGCAATATAAGTATAACAAGATGTTGTAACAATTATGGTCCTAATCAACATCAAGAAAAATTTATACCAACAATCATTAAATCATTATTGAAAGGTAAAAAAGTACCTATATATGGGGAGGGACTAAATGTTCGTGAATGGGTCCATGTTTATGATCATAATCTTGCAGTATGGGCAGTAGGTACTCAAGGTAAAAATGGGGTTTATAATATAGGATCTGGTTTAGAACTATCAAATATTGAGTTAGTTGATAAAATATGTACAATTATGGGTAAAGACCTTGATAAAAACGTGAGATTTGTAGAAGACAGACTAGGGCATGACTTTAGATACAGTATTAATTTTGATAAAATTCAAAAAGAACTATTTTATGAGCCTTTATATAATGATTTTGATAATCAAATGGAAGAATTAGTTGAATTTTATGAAAATATCAAAAGTTAAATCCGGAAACATTTATGCTTGCCATCACGGCCAATGGGCTGGCCAGTTATTCTGTTATATTTGTCAAGATAAAAAGGAACAGACGTATAATTTTCTTAGAATGCCTGATATGGCAACTACAAAAATGTCTCAAAATGATTTTAATGAAGGATTAGATAAAGAAATTATAAAATTTGTAGAAAAATGCCCGAAATATGTGTTTAAAGTAATACAAGCCCAGTTTAAGAAAAATGAAAATACTAACGATAGACGGAAATAATTTAGTCCATAGAGTATATTGGGTAGCAAACAATATAAAAAATGTTTCTGAAAATTATCACGTTTATATGTTCCTTAATAGCGTTAAAAGTTATGTAGAAATGTATCAACCTGATAAGACTTTTTGTGTTTGGGATGAAAAACCTGATTATAAACCTAATAAACGCAAGGAACTACTTGAAGATTATAAAGGAAATCGTGATAAAGAATATGGTAAAGAGGTACATACTAAAAATGAAATTATTAAGGAAATGTTAAATACTATGGGTATACCATCTATTTTTCCTAGATCTTACGAAGCTGATGACGTTATTAAAATAATTAACGATGCATATGATAAACATTGTACAACTAAATTTTATATAACTAAAAAATTATTTAGACATATTATAGTTACTGTTGATAGAGATTTGTGTCAACTAATTTCTAATAAGGTTTCTGTTTATGATCCAATTAGAAAGATAGAAATTAATAAAGAAAATTTTAAAGATATTTTAAAATATGATAAAAAAAATTTTATTAAAGTAAAAGCTTTAACTGGAGATAAAAGTGATAATATACCTGGACTAAAAGGTTTTGGTAAAGTTAAAATAGAAAAATTTTTAAATGGTGAAGTATTTTTAACTGAAGAAGAAGATAATATATATAAAAGAAATCTAGAATTAGTTACTTTAACTGAAGATAAAGATGAAAAAGAATACGTTTTAAATCAATTATCAGAAATTAAAGATACAACTAATTATGATGATTTTAAAAAACTAAGTAAAGAATATAAATTTAGTCAAATAGTTAAAAATGATACTAAATGGTATACAGCTTTTTTTCAAGACAATAGATTATTAGAGTTATTATCTTAAATAATTATATATGCAAGATCAATTTATCAATCCTCAACAAATAAGATCCCCATTTACAGGAGAAACTGCTAGACCAGTTTTTAATAGTTATGATGCAAATGGTAAGACTTATGAACAAGCAATTATTTCTGACCCTGTTACTGGTCATATAATTAAAAAAGGTTTAGTATCAATTAAAGATACAAAAACAGGTGAAATTATACAAGATTATAAATCTGTATTATCACAAAGTAATACAACACAAAGTAGAGGTTAATCTTGAAAATCAAAATATTACATTTATAATATAAATGTGATAGTTATACCTGAGCAATATGTAGTTAACGTTTTATATGAGAATATATATAAAATCTCATATAATAAATATACTAAAACGTATAATGGATGTTGTCCTATTTGTAAAGAAGGCGGTTCATGGGGTAAGAAGAAAAGATTTTATTATATACCTTCAAAAGAATTAGCATATTGTCATAATTGTGGTTATAGTAAAAAAGCTCTTACATTTATAACTGAGGTAACTAATAAATCATTACATATTATTATAAATGAAATAAAAAGTTTTGATGTAGAAATTTTACCTCGAGAAGAAACTACTGAAGTAAAAAATGTAATAGATAAAAGTTTACCTGAAGATTGCATTAATTTATCAGATTCTAGTCAGATACATTATTATAAAGATAATGCTATAGTAAAATTAGCTTTAAAATTAATTAAAGAAAGAAGATTAGATAAAGGTATTAATAAACCTAAAACATTTTACGTTTCATTGAAAGACCCGGTACATAAAAATAGATTAATATTACCTTTTTATGATGAAAGTGATAATATTATTTTTTATCAATCAAGAGGTCTAACTAAAAAAGATTTATTTGAAAGACCTAAATATCTTAGTAAAGTAGGGTCTGAAAGAAGTTTATACGGTATTCAAAATATTAATTCAGATTATGATAATATCTTTATTTTTGAAGGTCCTATTGATAGTTATTTTGTAGAAAACGGATTAGCTACTTGCGGTATTACTGAAAATACTAATAAAATGTTTACTGCTTTGCAAAAACAACAGATCAATAAACTTAATTTATATGAAAAAATTTACGTATTAGATAATCAATATTGTGATAAAGCATCTTTAAATAAAAGTATATTATTAATAGATAATAATGAAAAAGTTTTTATATGGCCTAAAGAGCTTAAAAAATTTAAAGACTTTAATGATATTTGCATAGCGGGTAATAAAGACAAAATAAAACCTGAATTTATATTAAAAAATACTTATTCAGGTCTTAAAGCTAAATTATTGTTAACTGAAATTAAGAATAGTTAATTATTTTTTACCAGTACCGGTAAATCCTTGAGCTCTTGTACCTGTGGTAATAAAATCAGCATATTGATTTAAAGTTTTTAATTCAGCTACTATTGCTTCTAAAGCTTTTGTAATTGAAACTAATTCAGGATTTTCTTCATCTTCTAAAGGTTCAATTTCATTTGCTTGATCATCCGCAGAAGCTTCTTGAGGGGTAAACTGATCATTATCATCTTGTTCTACCTCATTATTATTAACGTATGCTTCAAAAATTAAATCTTGGTCTGTTTTCATATTATTATTTAGTTAAATTTATATTTTGGATCATTAGCTCCTGCTAAGTACCCTTTAAGTATTTCACTTAATGATGAAACTTCCATTGCTACTCTTGCAATCTTTTTGGTTTCAGCATTTGAAATACTATCAAATATTGTATCAGGTTCAGCAGAGTTTAAAGAAGTTTGAATACTATTAGAAGTACCATTTAAATAGTCTCCAAATCTATCCATTTCATTAATCCAGCTACTTAATTCTTCAAACATTTGTTTAGATTGTGTACTAACTGGATCATCACCTACTGGAGCTTCTACATCAAAATCTTCTGGAGAAGTTTCCGGCTCTAAGGTAGAAGCCATTGCTTCTTGATCAGTTAATTCAGTATTTTCATCATCTTGTTCAGATAAAAACTTTTTAAATCGTTTTTGGTATAAGCTCATACTATTATTTATAAATATTTATATGCAATCATACAAAAAGTTTGAAGACTTCGTAAAAGTAATTCAAGAAGACGCTGGACATGAAATTATGCCTGACGTTGTAAGAGATCAATCTGGGTTAAAAACTGAGTACCCATCACAACCATCTAGTGTTCGAGATATATTTAATAAACAAAATAGAACGGATGTTGCTCCAGAAAATATACCTTATCCTTTAAATGAATTTGATGATGTAGTTGCAAATGCATTTGTATCAATACAAAATTTAGAAGAGCTTCTAAAAATTGCTAATACCAATACAGTAATTAAAAATAAAAAGCCATTAGATAATTTGAGTAAAGAAATTATTGAGCTTAAAGGTAAATTAGTTGATATTAGTAGGAAAGTTAGTAAAATAAAGTAATGAAGAAATTATTAACGTCATTAACATTAACTTTGTTAGTTAGTGGTTTGTTTGGTATTATTTTTAAAGACTGGTTAGTATTTGGTCTTGCTACAATCTTACAAATATTATTTTTTTATTTTTTTAATACAGTATATGAAAATTATTTAACTAAAAAGGTTATTGAGGCTAGCGCATTAGTAGAAAGAGAAAAATTAAAAAACACAGTTAAAGTATTATGTCCATGCGCTGAAAATAATCCACAAGAAGTTTTATTATCATTTAATGAAGATACAATTTTTAAGTGTCAAAAATGTAATAAAGATGTAAGAGCTTCTACAAATATAGGTACGACTTTAGTTACGACTCCATTAGTTACAAAAAATGGATAATTTAGAAAATATTACTACAGAAGTTTCAAGTTCTTCTTTAGATACGAAAAAGGAAAATAAAAAAATATCCTTAGAAGAAATAATAAATTTTTTTACTGATCATAATGAAATAAACTCTCAACAATTAGTTGCTGGTAGAATTTACCAAAAAAATAAAAAACTTAAATTTTTAGAAACTTTTTTTAAGTTAGTTGAAGAAGAAATAAGTAAAATTGAAACTAAAAATAATAAAGATTTAGATAATTCATTTTTTAATTTAAATAAAAAAATTCTATCTAATAATATATATAATATAAAAGAAATTATTAACATTTACGGTATAGATGAAAATAGATTAATTACTTTTTTATTAGGAACTGTCATACAATCATTATATGATAAAAAAGACTGATAATATAATTCAAGAATATGGAATAGATTTTGTTGCAAGATTTGCATGCCTATATGAAGGAGTTAACGTAGCTTGTAGTAGAGCTGAAAGAATTGGGTATGATACCGAACATAGTACTGCTTGGATTAAACCTACTGCATTTCAAAAATATATAGATGAAAGATATCTCGATATGAAACACGATATTCAACTTTATTTGAAAGGAATAGATACTGATGAAATATATCCCTGGGATGAGATTTATTAATAATACTAGAAATAATACTAAATTATTTGAAAGAAATAAATTATATATTCTTCAAGATATTAAAAAAAATGAAAAAGGTCAGGTAAGCTATACTTTTGTCGTAGATGATAAATTAAAAGAAGTTAAATTCGAATCATTTTCTCAAGCTGAAAATTGGTTAAGTACTATTGTAGTTTAATAGTAATCACCGTATACATCAGTATCATTATCAGACATATCAAAGACATCTTTTTTACTGATATCATCTACTATATATTCATCATAATCTTCTCTCTTAGGTAAAGAATGAGGATTAGTACCACCGGGTAATCTACCTGCAAATGAATCTTCATAAACTTGATCATTAGTAAATTCACCCATTTCTGCAGTTATAGCTGCTTGTAACGTTAGTAAATCTTCAGTTGCTATATCTGATAATCTGCTAGTAGTTGTTGATAAATCTGCTTCTAATATTTGTACACTTTCATTATTAAAGTTAATATTAGGCTCAAAACTATAATCTAATCGTTTAGCCTTCAATAGGAATACATAATGACCTTGTAAATTATTAATTTGAGATATATCCTGATCTAATTTTTCAGTAATTTCAAAAAACTTAGCTTGTCTTTTGTTTGGTCTATCGTCACCGTATTCAGTTAATTGAAAAACATCCCCAGCTTTAGGTTCTATAATTGGACCAAAAGCAAAATACCTATCATATATGCCTTGAGGTAATTTTCCATTTTCGGTAATAAAAGTATGTTCTCCAAAAGGAGCAAAGTCAGCTGATAAAGTTTTAAATTCGTCAAAAAATGATGAAATATGTACATAAGCTGTTATTTCATCATCACTTTCAAAACCAAATTTAGATAAATTAATTGCATTTTCATTTAATGTTACTGCTAAAGTAATTTCTCTTGGTTCAGCAAACGTTTGAGTAGTCTCTTCCCCATAAAAATTATCAGCACTTAATGTATTATAAGTATTAACAAAATAATTTACCTTAACTCCAAATTGATTGATTTGTTCTCTCCAATAATTTGAATATAAGACACGTTCACTTTCCTGTATAGATTTATTGGTAAATCTAAAACAAGTTTCATCGGTTTGAACTATCCCAGGATATTCACAATTGTAATCAATTATACTCATCTTTCTAAAATAAATTTATTTAATTTATCGTCAAAATATAATTTTATACCTGTGCTACCTAATTTTTTAATTTTACCTTTAAAAGGTACTATATTATATTCTTTACGTATATATTCGAGATCAGGGGTATCGCAAATTTTTTTACCTTTACCATGCCTTAAAAGTTCAATTTTTTTATTTTTACTAGGATCAATCTTTACATAATCAGGTACTATATTTAGATGTTTTCTAGTATATCTTGGGTCTCCAGCCCCTGGTACAGCTCTTCTATGTCTATGATTAATTCCAGGTTTTGCTCCTTGATATTTATTTTCAAAAAACTTGTGAAATGTTAACATAATTATATTTAAGCAAAAAAAAGCGCAACCATATAAATGGTTGCGCAATATGAAATCTACTTTTTTTTATCCAAATAATTCAGCACCTGCAGTAGCTACTGCGCCTGCTCCTGCCTTATTATCCTTACCTTGAAGCTTACCTTTTCCATCAGCTAATGGTTTTGGTTCAGCTTCTACATATTTTTTGGTTGAATCTGATGCTTTACCACCTTTTGGCTTTACTTTACCAACCTTGTTATGTCCTGGATTAGCTAATCCAGAATCTTTTTGGTTAACTAAAGAATGACCAAGCTCTTCAGCATCAATTGCTTCTTTATGGGTATCTTCATCTTCATCATGGTCTTCACCATCTTCATGCTCTTCAGCTTCATCAGATACTTCTTCCATTTCGTAATCTTCATGCTCCATATCTTCATCGGCATCGTCATCGTCATCTTCGCCTAATGCACTTTGTAATAAATCACAAAGTTGCTTTACCATATCACGATCAAGTGTAACTGTCACTTGATCGTCATCAGCTTCTGCAACTTCGGTATCAATACCTAGTGCGTCTAATTCTTGTGTTTCTTGATCAGAGTGCATTTCTTCACCCATCACGTTTTCAAAAAGTTTATCAAAAGTAGATTTCATATAATTATTTATACTCTCTTTTACCTTTTTCTCTATTTTTTTATCATTTTCATTATATTTTTGTGAAGAATAAATTTCGCTATTATATAATTCATCTTCAGCTCCATTATGTTTTGGGTCAATAACATTGCTATATATTTCTCCTTTTTCGGCATTTTCAGGTCCAGATGTATTATCATTAGCAAAGCCATGTTTAACATCGTTAGGCTTTACTGGAGGTTTACCAGGTTTAGTACCCATTTTAGCTGCTTTAACCCCCGGGGCATTTTCAGATAAAATATTATTATTATAAGTATTCCAAATTTCGGTTAGAGTATTTACTCGTGTCATGTAAATATTTATAGCGAGATGGTTAAAAATAAACAAAACTATATGAATAACCCCAATTTGCCTATTGTTGGGGCCGAATTTGAATATACTCCTAGTATGGTTCAAGACTTAAAAAAGAGTAGAAAAAACATTTTACACTTTGCAGAAAAGTTTTTCTATATTATATCTCTAGATGAAGGTAAAAAAACTATAGACTTACATTATTGTCAAAAAAGAGCTTTAAGAAAGATGAGAGATAATCGTTTCTTTATTTTATTAGCAAGTAGACAGATAGGTAAAACTACTATGATGACAATATATGCTTTATGGATAGCATGCTTTAATAAAGATCAAAGAATATTAATAGTAGCTAATAAAGAAGGAACTGCATTAGAAATAATGAGTAGAATAAGATTAGCATATGAAGAACTACCTAACTGGTTAAAACCTGGAGTTAAAGAATATGGAAAAACTTCTATATTATTAGCAAACGGTACAAAAATAGGTATATCAACAACAACTGGTACTGCAGCTCGTGGGCAATCAGTTAATGTTTTAATACTTGATGAGCTTGCATTTATTGAACCTCATTTAGTTGATGACTTTTGGAAATCTGTTTACCCTATCGTTTCTTCTTCTAAAAAATCTAAAATTTTTATAGCTTCTACTGCTAATGGCACTGATAATCTTTTTTATAAATTATATACTGGTGCAGAAAATAAAGAGAATGATTGGGCTAGTGATAAAATTTTATGGAATGAAGTCCCAGGAAGAGATGAAAAATGGAAAAGGCAAACTATTAATAGTATAGGTAGTAGGGAAGCTTTTGAACAAGAGTTTAATTGCGAATTTATATCATCCGGAGAAAGTTCAGTTAACGATGAATTATTTCAAAAATTAAATAGTAAAACTGTAGAACCAAAATTTATATTCGATGAAGGTAATTATCTTTTATGGGATGAACCTAAAGAAGATGGTATATATATAGCAAGCGTAGATACAAGTGAAGGGTTAGGTAAAGATGCTTCAGTAGTTCAAATATTAGATTATACTGATTTAACAAATATAAAACAAGTTGCAGTATATCATAATAATGAAATTTCCCCTTATAATTTTACTGAAAAGGTTTATGAAATATTACAGCATTGGGGGAATCCCTTAGTTTGTGTTGAAAGAAATAATAGTGGTGGTCAAGTAGTAGATATTTTAAAAAATACCCATGATTATGAAAATATTATTTCGTGGGGTAGTTCTTTAGCTAATAGAAAAAAACAACAACTTGGTATTATATCTCATACTAATACAAAATATAAAGCAGTTACAAATATGAGGTATTGGGTTAATGAATTAGAATCAGTACAAATAAATGATCAAAGAACAGTTAAGGAACTTAAAAACTATGTAAAAGCTGCTAACGGTACATGGAATGCAAGAAAGGGATATAACGATGATTTAGTCACCTCACTAATATGGAACTTAATAATACTTGATGATGAGTTAGTAGACACTTATTTTGAAGTTACAAAACGTGATAGAAATAATAGACCTTTAGAACTGCAGCAAATGGATTTCGGCATTAAATACTTTATGAACCCTACTTCTTTATATACTAATGAAAAAGAAGGGTTACAAAATACTTTACCTATTATTATTGGAAATGCTTCTAATGCTAATAGTGATATGGAACAATTACAAATGCAAGGATATAAAATATGGGAACATTAAATCAATCACAGTTTAATAAAAGTAGATTAGATAAGTTTTTACTTGTTTTAAACTTACCTCCTATATTAAAAGATATTAATCAACAATATTTAGGTAGTAGAAAAAATACTAGTATTATAGAAAACAGTTTGCAGTTTTCAGTATACGGATCCATAGTACCGTCAATCAAAGTACCTCAAGAAAATGTTTATTATGCAGGTCAATCAATGAAAATATCAAAACATACCAGACCAGTTTATGAAAATGTAACTGTTAATTTTACTATAGATAATGAATTTAATAATTATTGGCTTTTGTATAAATGGCTTGATTTGCTAAATGATGAAAAAATTTCTGCATTTAACGGTAAAAATATTTTTAATAAACCAAATATTCACCCAAAAGAAAAAAGAAGCCCTAATTCTCTAACACCAGCCGAATTATATCAAGCTGATTTTACATTGCTACAAAAAGATGAATTTGATAAAAATAAAGTTAAATTTATATTCACTAAAGCTTTTCCCGTTGAACTTGGAGGTATAAATTTTAACTATCGTACACCCGGGGAGATAGAAACTACTTTTCAATTTGCATTTTCTCAGTTATTAGTAGAATTGGTATAATTTTTACCCGGGATGCTATAAATAATAGTATATGGCACGTACAATACAATCTCCCGGGGTAGAAATTAGAGAAATAGATCAGTCTATTAGACCTGTAGTACCAACAGGCACTAATGTTTTAATAACAGGTTTTGCTGATAAAGGACCAACTGATGAAGTTATTCAAGTAACATCTAGAAGTGAATTTATTGATATTTATGGTGATGCATCAACTCCTGCTGAATTATACTTTTCAAGCACTGCAAAGGCACTATTTAATAGTCCAGCTAATGTATTTACCTATAGAATGCCTTACGGGGTAAGCAGAGGGGTAGGATTTGGAAATAATTATAGCGTTTTAGCATACCCTGGATCAGCTTATACTGTTGATAATCTAGAAAATACAGTAACTGGTGAAAGTGGATTTACTAGTACAGGTGCAAGTTCTGCAACCCGCGTAGTACTATTAGGAAAACCAAAACACTTTACTATTGACCAACAAACATATTTTAAGCTTCAACAAAAAGATGGATTTGATTGGATAGATGAAAGTTCTTTAGAGTTTGATAGTTTAGGTAATTTAGGTAAAGCAGCTTTATTAGTAGTGAATAAAGCTCAAACTACTATCGATCAATCATTTCAAGGATTTTATGTAGGGGCTATAGATAATACCAATATGAATCCTGCTACTGATTTTGATGGTATTTTAAATATACAAACATTAGCTGCCACAGTTAGTAGTACTACTAATGATTTTAATAAAGAAAATTTTATTGATTTACCTACAACTAGACTTGATAATTTACTTTCAGCATTAAGTGATAATAATCCTGATACATTTGGTTATACAGATAATAGTATATCTGAGCAAATGGAAAATTTAACTGATTATGATATATCATCAGAACAATTTGATGATACTTTATCAATTGGATTATTTAAATTACAAGCAACTCCTACAACCAATAATACAATTAAATTAGCTTTGAATTTATCTGAGACTGTTGTAGGTTCACTTGACCATCATAGATTAATTAATGATAAGTTAGGTGGAGAGCCATTACCTTTTAGAATTGAAACTGATAATCAATTACCTACGATGGATGTTATGGTAAATGACTTTGTTAGTAATAGAAAGAAGTCAACATATCTAAACCCTGAAGGTATACCTACTACAAAAATTAGATTTAAAACTTCTAAAATTACAAGTTCTACTATTAAATCATTATCAGCAGAATTTGGAGCAACTAATGATGCCACTGCTGATAAATTAGCAGGAATAGATTTAACTACTTTAGGAGATACAGAAAGCTTATTTGCTTTAGGTTCACATGCAACATCAAATTTAAGTACTAAAGTTATTGGAGATGTACCTAAGAAATTAGATCGTTTGTTAGATACAGTAGAAAATACTGAAAGATTTGATATTGATATTACCGTTGACGGTGGTTTATCAACAATATATTCTACTACGCAAATATTATCAACTGAATCTTATGATGATACAGCAGCAGTGCCTGCTATTTCAGGTTTCAGAACATCTAAAGTTGATAGTATTCTTAATTCAGATCATATTAACTACAGAGGATTGTGGAATGATGTTGTAACTAGATTTGTTACATTTGCTGAATTTAGAAGAAAGGATCATTTACATATTGTTGATTTACCTAGATCTATATTTGTAGGCGGTGAAGATTTCTTAACTTTACAAGATAATTCGAAAAATTTCTCTAAAGATGTATTTAACCCAATTAAATCTTTCTCAAGTTTAGTGAATTCAAGTTATGCAGCTACTTATGGTCAGTGGGTACAAAGTTCAGATTCAGTATATGGTGGTTTATCATATTGCCCATCATCTGGTTATTTAGCAGCAATAATGGCTAATTCAGATGCTAATTTTGATCCTTGGTTTGCACCTGCAGGATTTAGTAGAGGTAGATTAACCGGAGCTGCTGGATTAGCATTATTTCCAACACAAAAACAAAGAGATCAATTATATAAGATAGCTGTTAATCCTATTCCATCATTCCCAGTTGAAGGTCCTGTAGTATTTGGTCAAAAGACTTTACAAAAATTACCAAGTGCTTTTGATAGAATTAACGTAAGACGTTTATTCTTATATCTTGAAAAAGCTACTAAAAATACAGTTAGAAACTTTATATTTGAACCTAATACTTTATTAACAAGGACAAGAGTAGTTAATACATTAACACCTATTTTTGAAAATGTTAAGAATACTGAAGGATTATTTGATTATCTAATTATTTGTGATGAAAGAAATAATACCCCAGATATTATTGATGCTAATGAATTAAGAGTCGATATTTATTTAAAGCCTACCAGAGCAGCAGAATTTATATTAGTTAATTTCTACGCAACAAAGACAGGTACAGATTTCAACGAATTGGTTTAATAACAAAGTCATTTAATTAAATAATTACATGGCAGATACTAAAGTATCAAATTTAGACGCGTTAACTACACCAGCTAATAGTGATGTATTGTACATTGTTGATGCAGGTGTATCTAAAAAAATAACTTATAGTAATTTGTTTAGTAATGTAAACGGTACAATTGCTACGTTAACAAATGATGTAAGTGATTATACTTTTAGAGTAGCTGCATTATCTGCTTTTTATGAAAATTTAGACGTTACAAATACCAGTACTAATATTAAAACTTTAAGTTCAAATGTAACAACACTTCAAACTGAAACAGACGATTTATATATAATTAGAAATTATGCTACAAGAGCATATACCCACGTAACCACAATTTCTGCAGGATTAACTCAAGCAGTTACAATAGGTAGCACAACTTTAAACTTTACAAACGGAGTACTAATGTCAGTAACATAAAATGCCTAATAGAAAATTATCAGATTTACCTACTATAGAACCTATTAATAATAGCAGTACAGACCTATTATATATCGTAGATGTTAGTACTGATAGATCTAAAAAAATTACTTTTAATTCACTAGTTGGTAGTACACTTAATTCATTATCTGCAGAAACTAAAACTACAATTGATAGTTTTAGCGCAGAATTTATAGATACTACTACAACTGATTTTAACTTTTTATCTGGAGTGGTAAATAGTAATAGTTCAGCTATAACTTTACTTGATGGGGGTTCTACTGAAGCATCGACTAGAATTGATGCACTATCAGACGTAATTGATGTAAATTTTGGAATATTACAAACCCTAAGTGCTGATGTCGATACTTTAGATCCTACACAACAAACAATTGATATTGCATTTAATTTAGGTCAAATTAAAGCTTTAACTGCTGAAACTGATGATTTATATATAACTACTGGGTATGCTCGTACTGCATATACTTATACCACTCAAGTTTCAGCTACTAATTTAGATAAAATTAATACGCAAGTAGGACTACTTTCTGGTCTAGGATTAAATTCTAATACAGCTGCTACTTCTACGGGTGATTTATCAGCAACTCACTTTTTCAATATTAATTTTAATGGTGTAACATATAAAATGTTATTAGCTACTTAATAAATTAGGTATAAATGAATAAATATTAATAACCATGGCACAGACTAGACAAACAATTCAAAATTTCTATACTCAAGCTCAATCAAAAGACTTTGCTAGAAACAATTTATTTAGAGTTTTAAATATTAATTTCGGTAATGGTACTGAAATTGATTTCGATGAAGATGATTTAATTTATGCAAAAACAGCAGATCTTCCTGGTAAATCTATTACATCTCAAACCGTACCATATATGGGTTTAGACTTTAATGTACCCGGAGTAGCTAAATATACTGGTAGTGATAATTATACTATTACCTTTAGATGTGATGAAAGTTATGATCTAAGAAATAGATTCTTACAAGTGTTAAATGATACATTTGATGATGCTGATAGTACTGGTAACTATTTTATGCCTACTGCAGATAGTGTAATTGATTTAGCCTTATTAGATAAAGAATTAGATAGAGTATCGCAATTTCAACTTGTAGGTGTTGCAATAAAAAGTATAGGTCAATTAAATTATGATGTAACAGCTGAAGGTACTATTCAAGATTTTGATGTTTCTATTACATATCATTATTTTAGACAAACAGCCTAATAATATATACATATAATCTACTTTAAGCTCTCCATTGGAGAGCTTTTTTTTGTATAAATATATTTAAATGCCTACTAAAATTTTAAATTCAATTAATAATGTTATAAGGGGGGTCAGTAACCCTGTAAACAAATTAATAGGAGGAACTTTAGCACAACCAGGTTTATCATTATTTGGTACAAATTTACCCGGGGCTCCTTTAGTAAGTTTTAGAGAAAGTTTTTTAAATAGTTTAAGTCAATGGAATACTTCAATACCTTTAAACACTCAATTTATAGTTTTAATTGATAATTTTCCATTAGGTTTAACTACACAAGTTTTACGGAATATAGAACCGGTAGTGAGTTCAACGGGCTTTGATATAGATTTACCTAAAGCAACTACAACCAATTTTAAAAATCAAGGTATGGTTGGTTGTATTTTTGCTAATCAATTTAGTATACCTGATGATCAAGTAGAAGCTGATAAAGCTACTATACTTAATAATCGAGGATTCATACCTGGTTCAGTTCTAAAAAATAGAAATAATTTTGGTAATTTTAATTTAGCTTTAAGAGAAACTAATACTTCATTTGTAGATTTTGTAATGAGACCTTGGACTATTATGGCATCTCATTATGGTTTAGTAGCTAGAAACCCTAATGACCCTATTGAACTTTTGAAAAACCCTAAAACTAATTTAACAGTTGTTCAATATACACGTAGTAAAGAAGGTTTATCCCAAATACCTAGAAAAACTTGGAGATTTTATAATTGCGTTCCTACATCTATTTCAAATAGAGATTACGGGTATCAAGAAGATGAAGGAGTTAAAAATTTTAACACTACATGGACTTTTGATAATTATGAGATAAGTAGTAATTTATATCTTAGCGTTGAAGAGATGTTAAAAGCTATTAATCCTTTTTATTAATGAATTCATACTATTATGATGATTATAAAATAACTGAATTAAGTTATTTTGAATACAAAAACTTAGTTAAAAATTTACTATCGGCTGAAGATAATAAAATTGCAGATATATTTGAAAGATTAATATCTAGTCAAGTTAAAAGTAATAAAAATTTACATATAGGTGATAAAATAAAAATACTAATTTTAATAAGAAGTATTATTTTAGGAGAAGAAATACAATTAAGTGTAAACGGTAAACAATTTTTATATGATACTAATAAAATAATAGATAGTATTAATTATAAAAATGAAAAATTTATATATAAAAATATGACATTTAATATTCCCAAAAATATTTTTTATAAAAATAAATTTGATTGTTTAGTAGATAATTTTTATAGTTTTGAAATTAAAGATGATATTAAATTAATAGAAAAATTTTCATTTAAAGAAAAGGAAATAATATTACAAAATTTATTAGGTTTTGAAGTAAAGGAACTATCTAATAATTTCGATAATTATATTTCTAATTTTTATTTAAATTATATAAATGAAACAGAAATAAATTTATACGATACAAATATGATTTTATTTTTAAAAAATTTATTTGAATCTGATTTAAATGAAATGTATGATATAGAATATAGTGTTATGAATTATTTAAAATTTGACCCTTCAGTTTTTAATATGTATGGTTTACCTGAACTTAGAATTTTTCTTAATAAATTTATTAAAGAAAAAGAAGAATCTAAAAAACGAGAAGGTGGTAATACTAATCCTACTATATAAATAACGATATGGAAGATAATTTTAATTCACTTTTAAAACAT